TACGGATCCTACAACACCTGGCGTACAGGAAAAAGACAAACAATTTATCACGGTGCAGGATCCAAAAGATAAAACAAAATACAACGTGGTAGATTCAGAAACACAGAAGGTAGTAGATGGTGGCGCAGGGCTTGATGCAGACGCAGCAGAAGAAATGCGTGACACTAAGAATGCTGAAGTTGTTTCACAGAAACAAGCAGCAGATGGTGCCACAGACACGGATACAGCGTCAGCAAGCGGTGATGATACACAAACTGGTACAACTGACACCCAGACTGATACAACAACAGCACAGGGCACTGATAGCACAGCAACGGATACTGCTACATCTAGTGATACTACATCACAAACTGATACAACATCTAGTGATCAATCTGCTACAAGTGATAAGAGTTCAACAAGTGATAAGAGTTCAACAAGTGATCAAACTTCTACAAGCGATCAATCTGCTACAAGCGATAAGAGTTCTGATCAAACCAGCACAAGCACAACAAGCACTTCATCATCTTCTAATCAAGGTGGTAGTGGAGAAGGTGGAAGCAATACAAGCACTGATAGTTCGACCACAACAACAACATCTAATCAAGCAAGTGCAAACAATCAAGCAAGTGCAAACAATCAAGCAAGTTCAAATAATCAAGCAAGTTCAAATAATCAAGCAAGTGGTTCTCAACAGGCTACGTCACAAACATCATCTACCAAGGTTGATGTTAAGACGGTCGCAAAAAATATTAAGACAGCCGGACCCAAGGTTACAATGGATGTAAGAGCCGCACTTGAAAAGGAAGTAAAGGCAGCGTAATGAGAATCGGCGAATTACTCGAAAACGATCCATTTAAAGGTATAAAGGATTTTGCTGCAAACTTTAAAAAAGGCGCTGAAGAAGTAACTGGAAAATCTCCTTCTAGACAAACTGCTGTAAAAAAATCCAGTCCCTTTGACAGATATAAAAAAGAAGATTTGAGAGATATGTTTAAGAAAATTATTAATAAAGAAGAACTAGACCCTCAAGAAATAAAAATAGCCAAAGAGCTGTATAGAGAGTTTAATAAATTTTAAAAGAAAGGCATTCCGCTTTTCTTTGTTGTTTCTAAATTTTCCTTAATGATTTCAGAAATAATTTCGCGTTCCTCATAACTCATATTCATGACTTCAGAATAAGAAAGACCTCTCATAAACCAACTGAGTTTGAGGACGTCCTTCTTTATTCCCCTGGCCTGTTTATCGAGTTCATCAGATTCCTGCAAAATCTCCGGCAAGGAGAGGTTTAAGATTTTGCTGCGAAAAAATTTGATTGATCCATTGTGATCGGCATATTAAATTCTCCACCACAATCTCCACACTTAACGTCCTTTGATTTAAATTCAATTTCACCCTTGATATCCTTAAGATGATTTTGAACTGCATCAAATGTTTCCTTACCGCAATTGTTTATGAATTCTTTAATCATTGCAATGTCAGTAACTGTTCCTTCTGGAGTTTCAATCTTTGTTATACAGTCAGCAATAATATCAACTGTAAGTTCTGTTAGTTTAACAAAACTCTTACCAAATTTATCTAACTTTTCCTCATCTGAGAGTTTATCGTCGTTGATAGTTTGGAACACTCTCTGCTGTTCCATGGTCTTAATTGATGTCTTTGTAAGTTCCTGATAATTGTATGGTCTCAATTGTACAACTAGTGGATCAATTTTTACATACTCATTGTATGAAAATCTATCCAAATCACCAATCCAACTTGTCAAATCAACATCATAGTTTTGTTCTTCTGAGCAGTGAGGACACTTAACTGTAACTTCCATCTTGTTTCCATATGTTGCAACTCTAATAGCAACTAACAGGAAGTCCAAGTCTAACGAAGGCATCTTCCACGGATCAATTATTGCTGGAACACAACTCTTGATAACTTCTACAGTGCTTTGCCCTGTTAGCAGTGCATCAGGAGTCTTAAACATAAGCTCATCCTTTGCTGTCATTGCATATACAGCATATTCTCCGTTTGTGCTTACATCTAATGCACCATCGGGATAGAATTTTCCACCTGATGGCAGTTTTACATAAATTTTTGGCTGCCTGAAATACCCTGCCAACGGGTTCCTTTTAGCCGACTGATTTACCGTTACGGTCGGCTGAACATCAGTTAGTTCAGGCGCAACTGATTTTTGATTTTCGTCCATTTTATCTCCAATAAATACATTATAAGTATATGTGTATTTATATGCGCATTTATCTCGGAAAAATAAAGAATGGCTAAAGTTGAAATTGATGTACCCGGAATAGGCTTAATTGAAGCCAAAAATGCAGCATCCGAATCTACCCTAAGAGAATTGGTTAATTTAATGAAGAAGGGTGGCGGCGGAGGCGGCGGAGGATCTGGCGGAGGATCTGGAGGCAGCGGCAGCGGCCGTGGAGGTGGTGCAGCAGATAATACCCAAAAGGCTGGACAGGCCATGGGTAAATTGTGGGGACATTCCAAACTACTAATAGGAAGTTTCAGCAAGTTATCCGACACTGTGGTAGAAACCCTAAGTAATTTTGCCAATGTTGGGGATTCGGTTGAATCTGCAGCACGAATATTTAATGGTATTCCTATAATAGGACCCATGCTTGGTGCTGCTGCGTCAGCGGCAACAGCAGTATCTGATGCGTTTGTTAAAGCATCGGGCAGCGGCGCAAGTTTCAACGGTAGTGTTGTGCAAATGACTCGTGCAGCAGGAGAAGCCGGACAGACTCTTGATCAGTTTGCGAGCTTTATTTCCAGCAACGGCGAAGCAATGGTTGCACTGGGTGGAACCACGGCAGACGGTGCAAAGAGATTTGGCGCACTATCAAAAGCATTACGATCCAATGCAAGTGATCTATATGGATTAGGATATTCTACTTCTGATCTAAATGAAGGTATCGCAGCATACGCTACAAACTTACGTATTCTTGGTCGTAATGAAAACATGTCCAACAGAGAGCTAGTAGAAGGTTCTAAGTCCTATCTAAAAGAAATGGACATGCTGGCTAAAATCACTGGACAGACTAGAAAAGAAAAAGAAGAAGAAAGAAAACAGTTAATGCAGGATATCAAGTATCAGGCATTTGCTAGCCAATTAAGTGAGAAGTCACAAAAAGAATTACAACTATTGATACAATCCTATCCTGCAGAACTACAAGGTTTTGTTAAGGATGCTGTTATGTCAGGTACGCTTACAATGGAAGCAAACCAGAAACAGGCGCATGCACTTGGCGGAACAATGAATCAGATTCTAGGTATCAGACAAAAACTATTAAAGGATGAAAGGGTTGGGGATAACATTATCCAAGGTGCTCTAAACACAACCAAAAGCGAAACACAAAAATTTATAGCATCTAACAGACAGGCAATCATTGGTAATGATGAGTATGCACAGTCAATGCAAGGTGTTGTTGCAGGTAACAAGATTCAGACGGATGGTGTATTAAAGGCTAGACAGGCACAGGATCAGGCTGCTGCTGAAACTGATGGTATGAACGAGCAGATGCAATTGGCAAAGGCAGAACTTGCTAACTTTAGTAACCAATTCCAACTAGCATTGGCTAACACAGGATTAATTGATCTACTAATGAATGCATTTAGAACCGTGGGTACATTCCTGTTAGAAAATATTGTGCCTATATTCCAAGTATTTGCATTTGGTGTTACACAGGTAGGAAATTTCCTCATAGGTGCATTCCAGACGGCTATGAGCGCAGTGTCCGGATTGATAACCAATGTTGTATATCCGGCATTCCTCACTCTGGCTCTTTGGATTGACACCTATGTCAAACCAGTATTCCAGTTCTTGGGAGAAATGATTCAAACCTATGTGATGCCGGTCTTCGAATATCTCGGAGGACTCATCAATACCTATGTTGCACCAATATTTGAAGGCGTAGGCGGATATCTAAATGATGTGCTTATACCGGTTCTGGCAGGAACAATGGGAGCATTTGCAGCCTACAAGATTGCAATGTTTGCCAAGACTGCGGCAACTTGGTTAGCATCTGGCGGATTGTTTGCTGCGGCTGGCGCTGCATGGGCACTTGTGTCACCTCTATTAGTAGCGGCAGCACCATTCATAGCAATTGGTGCAGCGGTTGCAGGACTCATATGGGCATTTAAAAAATTGTATGATGCAGGATTTTCCGTTGGTGATGTTCTCCAAGGCATGGGAGACTTCTTCTATAGATATCTAATGATGCCATTGAAGGAACTGTTCTTTAAGATTCAAAGTTCGTTACCCGGTTGGCTAGGTGGCCTTAGTGACGAAGAAGCGGAAATCAAGAGAAAACAACTTGATGAAGAGTACAAGGAATTGGATGACAGGAAACTGGCAAGAGATCAGAGAAAAGAGGAAAGGAAAAAACAGAGATCCGAAGAAAAGGAAGAAACCGCGACCAAGGCGGAACAACAAGGACTAACCGTAGAAGAATACAAACTAAAACAGATGGATCTTAAACTTAAGAACCAGATGAATGGTATCACAACCAAAACTGCGGTTGGATACAAAAAGGTTAGCAAACAAGAACAAGAAGTGATTGATGCCAAAAGCAAGACTGCCAAAACTTTCATGGATAATCTTCCAAAAGAAAAAGATTACAGCAACACGCTTCAAACCCTGGGGCAGGAATTAAAGGCTGCTAATAGTTCAATAATTTCTCCAAAAGATAAAACCAAATCGGCAGCACCTTCGACTTCAAGTGTCCAAACCACAATTACCAAACCTGGAGAAACTGCCGATAAAACTGCAACTACGGACGCTCAGGGTAATGAAACCCAAACGGGTGGAGGCGGCACCAAAACTGCTTCTAACCAAACCACTTCTGAAGAAGGAAACATATTTATAGAGTTAAATAATAACGTGGTACAACTGGTAAGACTTACTAATCAACAATTAGCAGTCCAAAATCGAACGAACCGTTCGATCCAAGACTTGGCTGGTGTTGGTAATTTGTTAAAGAACGTATAGGAATATAGATGAGCTGGAAAAAATATTTTACACCCGTTAATGTTCAAAATCAATCAGGATCTATGAGCCCTATTAGTGGCGGTGGGAGACCAGGACCAGCACGTTCAAATTACTCATCATATCTACCAGATGTATATGCTGGTGCTCCAAACAGAATAGAAAGATACATGCAGTACGATACCATGGACATGGATTCGGAAGTAAATGCTGCATTGGATATTCTTGCAGAATTTTGCACAGGCAAGGACAAGGAAAACGCAACTCCTTTCCACATGTTTTTTAGACAAGGTCCTACCAATACAGAAACTAAACTGTTGAAAGAAGCATTACAAAAATGGACCAAGACACAGCAGTTTGAAAATAGAATTTTTAGAATTGTAAGGAACACATTCAAGTATGGTGATTGTTTTTTCATCCGCGATCCGGAAACTAAGAAATTATTATATGTGGATCAAGCAAAGGTCTCCAAAATTATTGTTAACGAATCCGAAGGAAAGATTCCCGAGCAGTATGTTATAAAGGACATTAACTTTAACTTTAAGGAACTTGTAGCAACAACACCGCACGGAACTACAAATACTGCACCAAGCGGAACATCATCATATACCAGCGGCGGAGGCTTTGGTAGAGGCATGGTTGGAAGCGCAGCACAAACTCCAGGAACAAGATTTCATAATGCGGCAAATGAAATAACTGTGGATGCAAAACACATCATGCACATTTCTTTGTCAGAAGGGTTAGATAACAATTTCCCATTTGGTAATTCACTGTTGGAAAGTGTATTCAAGGTTTATAAACAGAAAGAATTATTGGAAGACGCTATCATAATTTACAGAATTCAGCGTGCTCCGGAAAGAAGAATATTTTATGTTGATGTGGGTAATATGCCTGCACACATGGCAATGAGTTTTGTTGAAAGGGTCAAGAATGAAATTCAACAGAGACGTATTCCTAGTTCAACAGGTGGGGGAACAAGTATTATTGATGCTTCATACAATCCACTTTCAACCAACGAGGACTACTTCTTTCCACAAACAGCAGAAGGTAGAGGATCAAAAGTTGAAACGCTGCCAGGTGGTACTAACCTAGGCGAGATTACCGATCTAAAATACTTTACAAACAAATTATTCCGTGCTTTGAGAATTCCGGCATCTTATTTGCCTACATCAATTGACGAGCAGGCTAACACGGTATCCGACGGCAAGGTTGGAACAGCATACATTCAGGAACTGAGATTCAACAAGTACTGCGAAAGATTGCAGAGTAACATTGTTGAATCATTTGATCAAGAATTTAAACTATGGTTAGACTCAAACGGTTACAATATTGATCCTAGCCTATTTGAATTAAAATTCAATCCACCACAAAACTTTGCTGCATACAGACAGGCAGAACTTGACACAACTAGAGCAAATATCTATCAAGTTGTACAGCAAGTTCCACATCTGTCCAAACGCTTTGCCATGAAGAGATATCTTGGACTTAGCCAAGAAGAGATTGCAGAAAACGAAAGACTGTGGAGAGAAGAAAATGCTGCTACACTAACACCACCAGCAGATGCCGCAGGCGAACTAAGAAGCGCAGGTATCACGCCAGGCGGTATAGCAGCGGATGCTGCTGCACAAACAGCAGAAGCACCAGAAGGCATGGCAGCACAGGCTGAGCAACCGGCAGGAGGAGAGGCTACCGGCGAAGAAACTCCGCAGTAGTCATAAATAGTAGTATGCTTCTTAGAGAATTTTTATATTTTAATGATGACAATAATGATTTTGCAGTTGATCGCAGATACGATAACAGCAAGGATCAATCCGTATTGGATTTTGACGACACTAGGAAGATCAAACTAACACTCCGCCAGATTAATCAACTGAGACTGCAAGCAGAAGCTCATGAGGCTGAAAAGCAATCAGAACTTGAGTTTATTAGACAAATGTATGCGACACCAGTTGATGCAGAAGCAAGTTAAAAAAGTTCATTCAAAAGTAGCGTTCGTGCTAGGAAATGGCATGAGCAGACTAGCGGTTAATCTTTCAAAGATCCACGAAAGAGGAACGGTGTATGCCTGTAACGCAATCTATAGAGAATACGATCCACACTATTTGGTAGCAGTGGATGTTAAAATGGTTAACGAGCTAATAGAAGCAGAATACCATAAGAAAGGCACACTTTGGACCAATCCTAACAAAGGCATAAAGACTAAAGCACACATCAATCTTTTCACTCCACACAAGGGGTGGTCAAGCGGGCCAACAGCACTATGGTTTGCGGCTTCAAATGGTCACAAGGACATTTATATAATGGGATTTGACTATCAAGGCCACAAAGGAAAGTTCAATAATATCTATGCTGACACGTTCAATTACAAGAAAACCACTGATTCTGCAACGTTTTTTGGCAATTGGTTAAGCCAAACGGAGCGTGTAATCAAGGAATTTTCAGACGTAAGATTCACTAGAGTGATAGAACCCGGAGCATTTATACCGGATAAATTAGGGCCACAACACGGTAATTTAAAGCACATTACGTTCCAAGACTTCGAGAATACGTTCGAGGGCACTATATATCAGAACAAAATGAGTCAAAATACTACCATTTAACCCGGTTTTTATAAGTAAAATGTAAATACATAACGAAACAGCCTTATATATCAATAAAGGAGAATATCAATGGCAGACAAATCTACACTAGAACAAATGTTAGAGCATTTGGTCAATGATGATTCTGCGAAAGCAGAAGAACTGTTCCACGAATATGTGGTAACAAAATCAAGAGAAATTTACGAAAACCTTATCGAAGAAGAAATGAAAGATGAAGACGTTGAAGAAGCATCTAAAAAAGATGAAGATGAAGCGGTAGACGAAGCATCTAAGGATGAGGATTCAGAAGAAGACAAAGTTGACGAAGCATCAGACGAAGACAAAGATGATGAAAAAGTTGATGAAGAATTTGAAGAAGTTGCTGTAGAAGCAGACGATGAAGATGAAGGCGACATGGACGCTATGGGCGGAGACGCTACAGACGACCTAGAAGCAGACATTACAGGTGATGACGAAGAAGGCGATAAAGAGCCAGAAGAGTTATTCCAGGATCTAGATTCAATCGTTGATGAGCTACAGGCTAAATTCGACGAAATTAAGGGCGGCGAAGAAGGTGATGAAGATGAAGGTGATGACATGGAAGACGAAATGAAGGATTCCATCGAAACTCCAGTATCTGCTGATCCAGAAGGCGACGCTGAACTAGCAACAATGCGCGAGTATGTTGAAAAAGTAGCAGGCGGACACGGTGCTGAGAAAAAAGGCGGCGCGGAATCTGCGGACAACAAAAAGTCAGTTGTTGATAACATGAAGAACGATATGGGTGGAACTACTGCTAACATCGCAAAAGGCGGTGAAGAGTCAGGTAAAAATGACGGTGGATTAGCAGATATTACACCTAAAGAAGAGAACATGGGCAATGTTAACACGCCGGGTTCAAAAAATGCAACTAAAATGGACAGCACAAAAGGACATGGTGCTGAAAAAGCGGGTGCAAAAGAACAGGCTGATAACAAGCAATCAATTTTCCGTGGTCGTAGATAATAGAGGAGTATAAGGTTGAAAACTAACCTACAAGAACATCTGAGCTTCGATCAGGCTAAAATCGTCGTAGAGCGTGATGAAGGCGAAGGCAAAACGTTACATTTGAGTGGCATCTGTATTCAGGGTGACATTCGTAACGCTAACCAGCGCATTTATTCTTCTAAGGAAATTGATAGGGCTGTCAAGACGCTCAACGAACAGATTTCTGGGGGGTATTCAGTGCTAGGTGAAGTTGATCATCCTCAAGATTTACGTATCAACCTCGACCGTGTTAGCCACATGATTACAAAAATGTGGATGGACGGTCCTAACGGCTACGGAAAACTTAAAATGCTTCCAACTCCAATGGGTCAATTAGTTTCGACCATGTTGGAGTCGGGAGTTAAATTAGGAGTTTCTAGTCGCGGATCAGGCGAAGTAGATCCAAGTGGTAACGTTCAAGGTTTTGAAATTATCACAGTGGATGTGGTAGCACAACCAAGTGCGCCAGGCGCCTACCCAACACCAGTTTACGAGCACCTTATGAATAGTAACGGTGGTTACCAGGCATTTAAAGTGGCACAAGAAGTCCAAGGCGACACACAGGCACAACGATACATAGCAGAGAGCTTGAAAAAAGTAATTCAAGGTCTTAAATCTTAAGGAGAATCACAATGCTAGATTTTGTAAAACAATTGTTTGAAAACAACGTGATTTCCGAAGAAACTAAGTCGGAGATTGAATCCGCTTGGGAAACTGCTGTTCAAGAAAACCGTGACAAAATCTCTACCGAATTACGTGAAGAGTTTGCTACGAAGTATGAGCACGATAAAACCGCAATGGTTGAAGCAGTAGAAAAGATGCTTTCAGACAGAATTACTGCTGAGCTATCTGAGTTTGCTGAAGACCGCCAGGGGCTTATCGAAGCAAGAGCCAAGTATGCTAAGAAAATGAAAAACGATTCCAAAGCAATGGAATCTTTTGTTCTTAACAACTTGAAAAAGGAACTTGCTGAACTTCGTGAAGATCGTAAATCGGTTGCAGGTAATGTTGCCAAATTAGAATCTTTCATAGTGAATTCATTGGCGAAAGAAATCGCAGAATTCCACGCAGACAAGAAGGATCTTGCTGAAACCAAAGTTAAACTTGTTAGAGATAGCAAGGCTAAATTTGAAGCAGTGAAACAAGACTTCATTGCTAAGGCTTCCAAGATTGTTTCAGAAACAGTATCGAAAGGTATTAAATCTGAAATGGGTCAATTGAAAGAGGACATTGAGGCAGCTCGCAGAAATGATTTTGGTCGCAGAATTTTTGAAAGTTTTGCAAGCGAGTACGCAACAAGCCATCTTAATGAAAAATCAGAAACTGCTAAACTTCTTAAAGTTGTAAAACAGAAAGAAGATGCAATTGCTGAAGCGGAAGCGAAAGCGGAAGAAGTTAAGAATATTGTTGAAAGTAAAGATGCTGAAATCGCAAAAATCAAAGACGCAAGCGAAAGAAAAGAGATTATGTCAGAATTGATGGCACCTCTTTCTAGAGACAAGCGTGAAGTGATGAGCGAACTTTTAGAATCTGTACAGACTAACAAATTACACGCTACATTTGACAAGTACATTCCAGCCGTAATGGAAGGAAACGTACCAGCGAAGAAGGCGTTGACTGAAGGCAAAGAAGTTACAGGCGATAAAAACACACAGGCACCAATCGGCGCAGAGAACAAAGGCGCTGAGATATTTGACATCCGCAGGCTTGCGGGACTAAAAGTTTAAAGGAGAACAAAAAATGTCACAACTATTAGAGTCACGCTGGTCAGAAACCAAAGACGCCCTTTTAGAAGGTCTTCAAGGTAACAAGCGTACTGTTATGGCAACGACTCTGGAAAATACCCGTAAGTATTTGTCAGAGAGTGCTACAGCAGGTGCTACTTCTGCCGGCAACGTCGCAACACTAAATCGCGTCATTCTTCCAGTAATCAGACGTGTAATGCCAACTGTAATCGCAAACGAATTAGTTGGTGTTCAACCAATGACTGGACCAGTAGGTCAAATTCACACACTACGTGTTAGATACTCAGACACTTTCTCAAGTTCATCTGGTACTGGCGCAACAGCGGGTGAAGAGGCACTATCACCTTTCAAAATTGCTGAAGGGTATTCAGGAAATGATGACATCAAGGCTGGTTCTACTGCATCTTTAGAAGGTACAGCAGGAAACAGATTGTCAATTCAAATCTTGAAACAAACAGTTGAAGCGAAAACACGTAAGTTATCAGCTCGCTGGACTTTTGAAGCAGCTCAAGATGCACAAGCTCAACAAGGCATTGACATCGAGGCTGAGATCATGGCAGCTCTTGCACAAGAGATTACTGCTGAAATCGATCAAGAAGTTATTACTTCTTTAACTTCATTAGCAGGTACAGCAGCATTAACATACGACCAAGCAGCGGTATCAGGTACTGCTACTTTCGTTGGTGATGAACACGCAGCACTTGCTGTTCAAATCAACAGAGTTGCTAACTTGATCGCTCAGCGTACAAGACGTGGTGCAGGTAACTGGGCTGTTGTTTCACCAACAGTATTAACTCTGTTACAATCTGCAACAACTTCTGCGTTCGCAAGAACAACAGAAGGTACTTTTGAAGCACCAACAAACACTAAGTTTGTAGGAACTTTAAACAGTGCAATGCGTGTGTATGTTAACGGTTATGCTACATCTGATGATGTGCTAATTGGTTACAAAGGTTCAAGTGAGTCAGACGCAGCAGCGTTCTACTGCCCATACATTCCATTAATGTCAAGCGGTGTTGTACTTGATCCTGCTACTTTTGAACCAGTAGTTTCGTTCATGACTAGATATGGTTATGTAGAGTTATCAAACACTGCATCATCTCTAGGTAATGCGGCAGACTACTTGGGTAAAGTTGCAGTAACAGCAGCAAACCTACGTTTTGCATAAGCATTAACACTTTACAGTGTATTAAAAGGGCGGCATTTATGTCGCCCTTTTTTTATGGCTTGACAATCTGTCAAAAATAGTGTTAAATAATAGTATGGAAGACATTACTAGCCATAAAGATTTTGACAAGATAAGATCACAATTGGATAAGTGGCGAAAGCGGTTTCCCATGTTCGGACATGATGTTAGGCGAATACAATCAGCCATAGAAGTTCATATGAAAAACTATATGGATTTTCTAATCAAATACAAGCAAACCAAAAGCGATAGATACATCGATCACGCCCAAGGCGAAATAGACAAAATAAATCAACTGTTAAACACCATAAGCAAGGTTGAACTTATGGCATTATTGAGCAAAGGATAAATACATTTGTCAATAAGCGAGCCGCTTAATATGTGGCGGACTTATGGGGTACCCGCCCCGTAGACCTAGAACGTCAATATAAGGAGAAAACAATGGGAAGACCTATAAACAAGAGACACTTTGGTGCATTAGGTAGCGATACTGTATCACCAAACATTCCAGTAGAAGCAGCATTTATTGCCGGTGAGATTAAGAGAGCCGAGGCTACAGGTGGAGCAGAAGTATTCATCGTAAAACAAAAATCTTCTAGAAGATTCTTAGTACAATCGGTTGATGATGGCGAACAGGCAATCTGTAAATTAGTGAATAAGGTGACTGATTCATCTGCTGTTGCAGCAGGCGAAATGGTTATCATTGGTTACTACAATGGGCAGGCTGTTAATATTCAAAAAATGTCAAACAGAGTTGCTACAGATTTTAACAGCAACAGATACAAGTGGTCAGTACAAGACGACTCGACTACAACTATCTTAATCTTGTCTGACATGTAAGGTGACGTATGGCACAGTTTTTACAAATTAACGGAGACTATAATATAAAGACCAGCGAGGGCGGACAGGTTCTGTTCGACACTGGTCCAGGGATCGGTGAGGTTAGAGTCACTGGTAACCTAGTAGTTGAAGGTGATACTCTTACTGTGTCTGCGGAAAACTTGAATGTTAATGATAATGTTATTATTCTAAACTATGGAGAAACGGGTGCTGGTGTTTCACTAAGATATGCTGGTATCCAGATTGATAGAGGAACAGAGCAGCCCGTTTCAATCCTATGGGACGAGAATGAATCAGCCATTAACTTTGTTACAGGATCGCCGGAAGGTATTCTAAATTGGTCCGACAGTAATATCAGAGTAAGAAGAATTTTTACTGATTCGGATACTGACGGAGGAGACCTAACACTAATTGGAACTGGTGCAGGAGTGGTCAAGGTAGCAGGCACACTAAACTATGAACAACAGATAACCGATGATGACGACATTCCTAACAAAAAATATGTTGATGATTCTATTAGAGATAATCCAACATTCCAGATTGTTGATGACGACACGAGAGTTATTGTTAGTGAAGTTGATGTTAGTGGATCACTGGATTATCTAACCGACAATACTGGATTCAGTTCTTTTGGTGAAAGTGCTGTTTCGGTAATTGTAGATGGTAATCTTAATTCTCAGTTTTATGCAAATAGAGCGGTCATACAGAGTTTAGAAATTAATGACAACGAAATAACAAACAACGATACGAATGCTAATGTTTATATTAGAACACAAGGTACTGGTAAGTTACAAACCAATTATGGTATTGAACTAGAACAATCTGGAGTTACTCCTGCATATGTTAATAATTCAACCATAATGTATTCAAACACACCAAGCATTGGTAGAAGCGGAGTGTATGTAAGTAATGCACAGGCAAATACCAGCGGAGAACTTGTTAGTAAAAATAGAGCATTGCTATTTGGTATGATATTTTAGGAAAGATAATGATAACAAGCACACTAGTTACATCGACAAATGTTAGTACGCCACAAAAGGTTTTTACCAGTTCAACAACTGGTGCGCCTATAGGCGGTGCTGTTACCGGACAAACAAATGCAATTACTACGATGGTATTGTGTAATACTGGAGCACCTAACCCAACTGACGAATCAGTGAATACAGTAAATGTAAATATTCATCTTGTACCGTCAGGAGGTTCATATTCTGCAGCCAACACCATAGTAAGTAATTTGACAATACCCGCAGGCGAAACTGTATTTTTCAGCGATGAAAAAATTATTTTAGATAGCGGTGACGAAGTTTGGGTAGGTACAAGTGCAGCAAGTTTGATCGGTATAACAATAAGCACACTGCCGGTATAGGAGTAGCGAATGAAATTTTTAAAATCACAAAACACTTCGCGCTACAGTCCTAGCGATAACACATTCTTAGTGAATCCTTACGGAAGAGCAGTAATGGATTTCAATGGAGCAGTAATGGTTCCAAAAGGAACTACTGCTGAAAGACCAGATATTACTTCTGTAAGACAACCAGCAGAAGGTAATGCAACATATCCTGCTAATGGATATCTAAGATTTAATACTGATGATAATGCATTTGAAGGTTACATAAACGGTAGATGGGAAACTATTAGAGCACCAGGCGCATCAACAATTTCCATAGAAACATTTGGTCCGGGTGATGCAACCAGCACACTGTTTGGTCCCTTATCAAACGTGCCTGCAAGTGCAAATAATTTAATAGTTTTAGTTGAAAACGTTATGCAAATACCAACAACAAACTTTACCATAACACAGAATCCTAGCTCAACAGGAACAGGTGAAGAAGTTGATTCAGGAAATTTTGTAACAAGTACGGAATACATTATTACTGCAACTGGTTCAACAGATTTTGTATCAGAACATGGAGCAGCAGATAACAATCCTGGAACAGTATTTACGGCAGCATCAGCAGGAACTCCTGATGCAACCGGGTTGGCTAGACCAACAGGATGGTACTTAAACTTTACTTCGGCAGTACCGTTTGATAAAAATGTTACGATGTTCTTTGGATTTGCAAACTAATGGCACAACTGGGGCGAATAAGCGGACACTTACTTAATGCTAACCTTGAAAGGAACGGCGTTGATCTTACATTTAAAAATACCAATTTTGATTCGGCATTACTTTTTCTTGATGTAAATTCAAACAAAATAGGTGTTAAAACAGATTCCCCTATTTTTGATTTAGACATCAACAATGATATTTCAACTACAAATGCAAATGCTACTAATAGAGCAAACATTGACAATATCATAGTTAATAACAACAGTAATTTTACTACAAAAGTAGGACCAATAAACATTGTTCCTGATCAAAACAATCCAAACATTTTTTTAAACAGGATGAGATCGGATGATTTGGATTTTAATGATAACACAATAAGTGGTTTGAATAGTAATCAACCAGTTGCATTCCAGGCAAGCGGAAGCGGAACTATAGAAGTTTTTGCTAATGCAAATGTTACTGGCGACCTAAGCATATCAGGTAATGTTTTAATTGATGGAAACCTTTCATCAGCAGGAACTGTAATAGTTGGTGATAGTCCGTTGGACACAATTACTATAGCACCCGATCTTACACAGAATATTGTTCCTGGTGATGACAATGTTCATGAATTAGGACAACAGGCAAATGATTCTAGTCCAAGAAGATGGGCAGAACTTTGGACACCAGATTTAACAAATGTTGATACAATGAGACCTAATGCTGCTATAGTCAGTGACCAAACCAGCATGGATGGTGTTAATAACGAAATTTTTGCCTTACAATCAAACGATCCAATAGTGCTTGCTCCTGATAGCGGAATAAACTATATTGAATGGACAAGATGGCATGAAATAACAGCAAGTTCAACTTCTGCAAGCATAAGCGGTACAACACTTACGGTAGGCGGAACGATAACAGGTTCTTTTATTCCAGGCACCCAACTGTCTGGTGTTGGAATACTTCCGGGCACCGTAATTACAGAAACATCAACAGGCAGCGACAGTTCCGGAACATATACGGTTAATTTAAATTATGATGGCTCGGGTGGTAATCCTAGTCCAATCGGACCCATATCAATCACAGGGTCAGTTGATAACATAGACAATCTAACTGACATCGGTGGTGGTCCAAGAATTTCTCCACAAACACCTCTTACCTTTGCCAGCACTGGCATTGGCTACTTAAGATTTACGGATACAAGTGCAATTGTAGTGCCTGCAGGCGATAATTCAGATAGACCAGCAAGACCAGAACTGGGAGATACTAGATGGAATACTGCACTAGATTACCTAGAATGTTTTGCCGGCCCTGTTGAAGCAGTAACAGCCAGCGGAACAGTTAGCGGACTAGCAGACCAAACAGTTAGTTCAGGAGCAACTACATCAGATGGTCCAGGAACGGGGGCAGCATTTAACCTAAGCATAGTATCAGGAGTGTTAAGCATTTCTATTACCGCTGTAGGACAGGAATACCTACAGGGTGACAAAATTTATATAAGTGGTACAGTTTTTGTTGGTGGATCTAGTCCAGCCAATGACATTGAACTAACGGTTGGTGCGCAGACCACGGGCGGGTACGCAATTGCAACTGGTGGTGGTGAGGAAGTTACTGAGGAATTAATGGAAGACCTGGGTAACGTATATGCCCTAATACTGGCATAATTCTTCATAAAGGCTAAATACTAGTGTTAATGCCGACCAAGCATTAATCTTTTACTGTGGTTAGCCCGCAATGCAAGGTGGCTAGAGGGACAGGATCCCCGTGTATAAGGAGAGACAATGGCGATTGGTCGTATATCAGGGCCGCTCTTAAAGGCAAATCTCATACGTAACGGTGTGGATTTGGCATTTGAGACCGACTTACTTTACATTGATGTCAATAATAACCGCATAGGTATCAATAATGCGTCTCCTAGCACGGACTTGGATGTTAATGGTACAACTAGAAGTACCACACTCACAGTAGATAATCAATTAGACATCGGAAATTTAACTATTACGGGCAATACCGTAAGTAGTACTATAAACACTATTTCATTTGCACCTTCAGGTGATGATCCTGTTGTATATCATTCAGTGCTAGACGTTGATGATATTAGAATTACAGGTAATACTGTTTCAACAACAAATAGCAATTCTAATCTTGAACTTAAACCAAACGGTTCAGGAACACTAGAATTACAATCAAGCACAAACATTACCGGTGACCTTTATGTTACAGGAAATGTAAATGCAGATGGAAACGTTACCATAGGCGGTAACATTACCATTGGTGACAGTTTAACAGACGAAATTCAATTTGTCGGTAGCATCAAGAGTGATTTAATTCCTGAATCAGACAATACTTATGATCTAGGATCAAGTTCATTTAGATGGAAAACTGCATATGTTAATGATCTTTTTGCAGATACTCTTAATGTTCCAACGCTAGACATTGGCGATATCTCAATAAGAGATAATGAAATTACAACTGGCACAGGACTAGACCTTTACATTAATGGTAACGGAACTGGTGGTGTTAGATTAGGAAATTTTAAAATTGTAGATAACGTAATTACAAACGTTTCAAACAATGCAATTACACAAATTGGTCAAACAGGTACAGGTTACTTTAAGATCGATACTACAAACGGATTTGTTCCTCCAAGAGGAACTGATGCAGAACGTCCTACCGCATATGCCGTATTAGGTATGACGAGATATAACACGAATTCGAAAGCATTGGAAGTATGGGATGGTACTGCTTGGGCTTCTCCAGCAGGTGCTACTGGTGCTGTTTCGGAAATTGTAGCAAATGACATTGCGGCATCATTTGCATTAATGTTAGGATAATTATAGTATGCCAACAGTATTCAAACACGCAGTTAATACAGACGTAGGGACAACACCCGTAGATGTTTTACAAATCGGTGCAGGTGTTAGAGCAACGGTAATTGGAATTAATTTAGCAAACACTACTGATTACGATACGGTAGTTGCAGATTTATTTGTGATTGATGAAAACTCAACGCAGGCCTATTATGTGCGAGGAATAACAATTCCGCCCAAGAGTACCATTAAGGTAATTACACAGGGCGAAAGGTTAATCTTGCCTGAAACTGCGGGATTGAGATTAGTGAGCGATACTGATAACAGCATTGATTCAACCATTAGTTATGTTGAGATATCATAAGGAGTAAGACATGCCAAGTACATATTATGTAGGAACAAGTCCAGATACAGCACTAGGTGATAGTCCTAATTATTTTTATGCTATTCGCAGAAACGCAGATGGTGAATTATTTTTGGTTAGAAGTGACCAATTAAGAGATAAGGATTCTATTACAATAAATGAACCAGGATCACCAAGCGAAAACTTTGAGGATTTAGAACCTGGAATTGATTATTTTGATGGAATTCAAGCAAACCACGAACCTGCTTTTGCAAACATTAAATATCCCCAGTACAGATGGGATGACAGAAGCATTTTGTATTACGTAGATGATGAAGGACAGTTGGTACAAAGAATTAATTATTCTTACAATTACCCAACTGGAATTTCAAGTTAGGATAAATTATGGCAGAGTTTAAAATAAGTCGAATTAGATATACCTGGAAAGGTGCATGGGGTCAATCAATAGCCTACCAAAGAGACGATGTCGTTTCTATTGGTGGATCAAGTTATGTCTGTCTCATAGGACATACCGCAGCAGCAAATTTTTACGATGATCTTTATTTTATTCCTCCGGGCGATACTGCTCCAACTCCAAGATGGGTAAAAATGACAGATGGCTTCTACTTTAGAGGCGACTGGCAAACTGGTACCGCATATGGCTTAGGTGATGTTATTGTAGAAGGTGGAAAACTGTATCTCTGCACAGTGGCACACACTTCACATTCAACGGCATTTAGAAATGATTCAAGCAATTGGACTACATTTGCAAACTCAGAAGGATGGGCTAATGAATGGGCACCAGCAACAAATTATGAAGTTGGCGATTTAGTAAGATGGGGTGGAATAGTTTATAAATGTAAATCCGGTCACCTTTCAAGTTCTAACTCACAAGGATTATATGGTCAAATATCATTCTGGGACAACTACATCATTAATGTTGAATGGGTTGATTTTTGGAGACCATCAATACTTTACAAGACTAACGACCTAGTAAGATACCAAGGTACTCTTCATAGATGTACTGATCCTCATACTTCAACAGCAACCTTTGATGCTACTAAATTTTCAGTTGAACTGCTTGGTAGTGAATATGAATCAACATGGAATTCAGACTCCTATTATGGAATAGGTAGCGTTGTTCAATATGGTGGATATCTATATCGTGCTAATTTTTCTCACTCTGCAAATGATTCAGGACATGATCCAATTAATTCAATCTATCAAGCAGAAGGAAATCCTGCTTGGTCAATACTATCCAAGGGAAATAACTGGAGAGGTGTTTGGTCAGCAGCCAATACATACAAGACTGGTGACGTCGTAAGACGTGGTGGTAACTTATATGTTGCTATCCTAGACACGGTTGATGACGGAAGTACTCTTGATTATCTGGATGCTTCTAACTGGGAATTAATTCTAGAAGGACAAAATTATGCTGGTACTTGGACTAGCGGCACAACATATTCATTGAATGATGTTGTTGTTTTCAAGGGTTCAACTTATAAATCAAACATTGAACACACAGCAGCAACTGATAACTTTCCTGGAGATAACGGTAGCGGATATAACTATTGGGATCTATTAATCCAAGGTGACGAATTTGGTGCGCTGGATACGCAGGGACAACTATTAACATATGGTTTAAGTAGATCCGAAGTTGGTGATGGATCAACGCTAGGAACTGTAGGATTAGAAATTGGTAACCAAGGACAGGTATTAAGTGTTACTCCAACTTCAACTGCTGGCTACAGAACATTTGCACAACAACCTAGACAATTTTATGTGTCACCGAACGGAAGTGATGACTACGATTTACCGGTACCTCAATATATTAGAAAGGTAGTAACAACAACCTACAGAGAAATTCAACAACCATCAGGATTACCTACGATAATCATTAATGACGATGGCTATTATTATGTTGATGGAGAAAGAAATCCAGCCATAACATTAGAAAGAGGAAATGTTTATATATTTGATCAATCTGATGCAAGTAACAAACCACATCCTTTGTATTTCTCAGCAGATAATTTCAATGGATTACTTGCAGGCGGAACTGAATACGGTATTAATGTTACCTATAAGATTGAAAACGCAATAGTGAGTTTTGCAGATTATGTTGCATCGTTCTCAGGAGCAACACAGCGTTCAGTAGAAATTTATACAACATCAAATACTCCGACAACTGTCTGGTATGTTTGTTACAGTCATTTGAATATGGGTAATGCAATTACCTTAATTGACAATACAGCAAATATTGGTGGTACTCTTTTCAAACCATTTAGAACTGTTAGATATGCTCTAGAAAGAGCAGATGACGGATACACTGGAAACACTACCATTCATGTTGAAACAGGATTATTTCAAGAAACACTTCCTATGATTGTTCCGGCAAAGACTGTCGTTCTTGGCGCGGAATTAAGAAGCACAGCAATCAAGGCGGCACCAGCAGTCGCAGCCTTATCAGATGATGCACAATACACCATACTGTCTCTTACTAGAATTAAGAACTTAATGTCAGATGTATTGCAAGGAAATGCAATTACCAAATCAACCAGCAATGCAGAAAATCCTGTAGTGATTATAGAAGGCACTGGTGGTCAAAAATTATTAGTTGATAGCAACACTGTAACTGCTGTTAGTGATTTGATTGATGATGCAATTCAGTACATTAATTTCTATGTGAATAGTACTGGAAGTGATGTTACTGTTACTAGTAACAATACAAAAATTACAAATCTTGAAAAACTAAACACTGTAAGAATGCTTCTAACTAATAGAACATTCTTTGAAAAAGAAGCAGTTGCATACATGCAGGACAACTTCCCTGACTATGCATTCGATGGAACACGCTGTGCTAGAGATATGAGAAAATTCATAGATGCATTTGCGTATGATGTTTCGTATCCAGGAAATTACAAAACAATAATGGCAGCAAGATTATACAAAAATGCTGTGTTGGGTTCTGCAGGCGAAGACATGTTCTATCTAAGAGATGCTACAGGATTAAGAAACTGTACCCTAACAGGACTAACGGGTGCGCTTAACCCACCAAATGTTTTTGATCTTTACAGAAGACCAACAGGAGGATCTTTCTGTTCATTGGATCCAGGTTGGGGTCCAGCAGATAATAGAACTTGGATTAACACACGTTCGCCATACATTCAAGGTGTTACCACAATTGGTACAGGATGTGTTGGTCAGAAGATTGATGGCTTCCTACACAACGGCGGAAACAAATCAATGGTGTCCAATGACTTTACTCAGGTATTGAGTGATGGTATTGGTGCATATGTTCTTAACGGTGGTAGAGCGGAACTAGTTTCAGTATTCACATATTACAATCAAGTAGGTTATCTAGCAGAAAATGGTGGTATAATCAGAGCAACGAATGGTAACTGTTCATATGGTAGATTTGGTGCAATTGCAGATGGAATTGACGACACAGAAACTCCAGCCACTGCCTCAGTAAATGGTAGAACTGGAGAAGCAACAGTTGATGGTGCATTTTCAGGAGATTTCTCAGGAACTATTAAACTTGTTGAATATCTAAATGCCGGCAATGACTACTACACTGCAACAGCATCCATAATTGGTTCTGGAGCCGGTGTCCAAGCGGTTATGGATGAATTCCGTGATAATGCCGTGTTTGAAGCAAGGTTACAGGATGCCAGCGATTCAACCATATTGGTTGGTGGTGGTGGATATGTTACCGTTGCTGGTAACGCACAGGTTAGTTTGTCCGGATTTGATGACACTCTTGGAATTACGATTAGTACTGCTGATAGCCAATCAGAACCTGCATACATTGGAATGAGAATTCTAATTACGAGTGGTACTGGTACTGGTCAGTATGGTACGATTACTGCATATAATATTTCTAACAAGCAGGTACTTGTTAAGAGAGAATCAGACGGAGTGGTAGGATGGGATAACGTGGTACCAGGAACACCTGCGGTAACACAGTTTGATACATCTACCTCGTATGTGGTTGAACCAACTCCACAATTTACTGCTCCTGAATATTCAGCAACCAACGTTGAAGTTGATACTAGTGCAACATGGAACGATGTCATATACTCAGAAACATCAAGAGTATATTCAAACGTTTCGGCTTCCCTAGGTACAGGAAGTGTTGTTGAGGATGATGGACTTGTGGCAACCGGTGCAAGATTTAATGTAACGAGATCAGGAAGAACATACACTGCCGTAACATTAGTCAATGGTGGTGCCGGCTATGCAGTGGGCGACTCGGTTACAATTAGTGGTGCTGCTCTTGGCGGTGAAGTAGTAACGAATGATGTTACCATTAAGGTAACGGCAATTTCCGATGATAGTACCAACTCCATAGTTTCATACACGTATTCAGGTTATCCTACTAGTGGAACTTTTATTGCGGTAGCAACAGGAAGTGCTACAGGACTTCGTTCAACCAATGGAGAAACATGGTCATCATTCACAATGCCAAGTGCAGGTGAGTGGTTCCTATCCAGAGGGAATAACAGAATTATTGCTGTAAGAGGTGGTACCACAAATGGTGCATATACTGATGATGGACTTACATGGACAAACACCACACTACCAGCAAGCACATTGTGGAACGGTGTTACATATGGTAATGGAGTGCATTTAGCAATTTCTAGTTCATTGACCAATACCGCTGCATACAGTATTGATAATGGAGAAACATGGACATCAACTACATTACCAACAATCGGTGATTCAACAAACAATGAATGGCAGAAAGTTGCATATGGTGCAGGAAAATTTGTTGTAGTTGCTAATTCAAATAACGTTGTTGCAACGGGCGAGTACAATAGTTCCACGGATACATGGACATGGGCCGGACACGTAATGGATGTGATTGACGATTCATCACAGAAAGATTGGATTGATGTTGAATATGGAAACAATAGATTCGTAGCAGTATCCACACAGGGAGATGTTGCTTACTCATTTGACGGAGAAACTTGGTATGGTGCAACTTTACCAACACAGGACGGTTCAACTGCACACAATTGGAGAAGAATCTCATACGGTCAGGGAGTATTCTTTGCTGTTGGTACCACGGGTGGTAGAGATGTTGGAGGAATACCAAACACTGGCGGTCCATCAACGTTTGCTGCAACATCATACGACGGTATAGTTTGGACAACTAGACTACTTGCCAGTGAAAGAAATTGGGAAGCAGTTGCTTTTGGTAATCCTTACATTCCGGGAGAAGATTCAACAGTCATTGGAAGAACAGGAACTTGGGTTGTGGTTGCAACAGGAAATAGATTCCAAAAAGTTCGTGCTGGTGCAACGGCAATGGGAAGAGTATCAATAACATCTGGTAGAATTGCCAAAATGAAATTATGGGAACCGGGTTCGGGTTACCAAGCATCACCCACTCTTACACTAGTTGATCCTTCGAATACATCGGATGCAATCTTCGACTGTAGAATTGGTGATGGTGTATTGGGACAACCAACATTCACAAACAGAGGTACAGGGTACAAATCATCAACGACAAGAGTTACAATAACAGGAAGTGGATATGCTGATACGTATGCTGTTGGTAAATTTGTTACAGTAAAAGGATTAGTATCTTATCCAGGTCCTGGTGCTCAGCTCACATTCAATGGTGAGGATCAGATATATACCATGGTAAGCATCACTGAACTTGGTGAAAATTATCTAGGCGAAACTGGTTTCTCAGCAACCTTAAGAGTATCACCTCAAATTAAAGTAAGAGACAATTTTGGTCATGATACTGTTCTAACAATTAGAGAGCAGTATTCACAATGTAGAATTACTGGACACGATTTCCTAGATGTGGGCACAGGAAATTTTGAGGAAACCAACTATCCAACATTATATGCAACTGGATTATACACACCTGCTCCTGAAAACGAAGTTATTGAGGAAACAGGCGGTAAAGTGTTCTATACATCCACTGACCAAAGTGGTAACTTTAGAACTGGAGAATTATTTGCAGTTGAACAGGCAACGGGTATCGTTACAATTAGTGCTGATTTCTTTGACTTATCAGGATTGACAGAACTAAGACTTGGCGGTATTAGAGTTGGTGGTTCGGGTGTTATCATTAGAGAGTTTTCAACGGATCCTTTATTCACTGAAGACTCACCTAACATCATACCAACACAGAGATCTATTGCTGCCTACTTGGCTAATAGATTAAGCATCGGTGGATCGGAATTAACAACGACAAGTTTTATTGCAGGTAATGTGTTGGTAGGACCAGCATTAATTAACAACGTGTTATCAACAGCGGTAAGATTGCCAAAAGTGGCAAAATTTGAGGGAGATAAAGCACAGATAGACGGATCAATACTGGCACAATCAATGTTCCATAGATCTTTCGACAATGGGTTTTAACAACTAATATATGATAAATAAATGCATCGGAGTCAAAAATGGCAGAATTTAAACTAGGTAGAATTAGATTTGTATGGAAGGGCGACTGGACAGGTGGCACTACATACTATAAAGACGACGTAGTAAGATACGGCGCACGCACATATATCTGTGCTGTGGGACACACAGCAGATTCAAGTTTCGGAACGGATTTAAATTACAGTCCAACTAAGTGGAATCAGATGACTGATGGCCTAAATTGGGCTGGTGATTGGGCAACTTTAACTGCGTATAAGATTAGAGACATTGTAAAATTTGGCGGACTCCTATATATTGCCACTGCTGAGCATACAAGTACTACCGATCTTAACACAGATATTGCCAACTGGGATGTATTTGCAGAAGGTTTTGAATGGAAAGGCAACTGGGCAACCTCGACTACCTACAAGGTTGGTGACGTTGTAGCATATGGTGGTGTTGTATATCGTGCAAACGCTTATCATGCTTCAACAACATTCAGTTCAGACAGTTCAAATTGGGATACATTCTCAACAGGATTTAGATACAGAAGCGATTGGGCACAATCCACAGATTATATTCCATACGATGTTGTAAAATACGGTGCAGGTTTATACCTAACAACAATTGGTCATACTTCGTCTTCTAGTTTTGCAACTGACGAACCAACAAAATGGGAAAAGATAGTCAAAGGATTTGAATTTATCGGTGACTGGAGCATTGGTGTAGATTATAAAATAGGCGATGTGGTTAGATACGGTGGTAACCAATACGTTGCTCTACAACACGGTGCAGGACAAACTCCTTCAACAGCATCAGCATATTGGTCATTATTCACAGAAGGTTTTGACTGGCAGTCAAATTGGTCAGTAAATAATTCTTACAAGATTGGTCAAGTAGTAAAACAAAACGGTTACACTTATGTTGCACAGGCTGATTCAACATCAGTTGCAACTACTGCGACAGCAACAACTGTTACCACAAACATAATAACGATTGGTGACACTACTGGAATGTCTCCAGGCATGTCGATTAAATTTACCGGAACATCATTCGGTGATCTAAGCACAAGTGCATCATATTTTATTAAGACTGTTGATAGTGGAACTCAAATAACAATTACAGAAACACTAGGCGGAGCAGTAAAAGTTCTGTCAAATGCTACAGGAACACTAACAGTAAATGCTAACTGGCCTTTAACAAATGTAACTTATTGGTCAGGTTTAGGAACAGGATTTAGTTGGCAAGGTGACTGGACTGACGATACAAATTACGCAATCGGTGATGTTGTCAAGTTCAATGCCAATGCTTATATCTGTATCAACTCTCATAGATCAGAAGGCGACGATGGATCAACGATTGGTGAAGCAGGCGGTGGAGCGGACAACTCAAGACCAGATCAGGATGTAACTGGTACATACTGGAACATTCTAAACATTGGTAGCGAAACATCAGTTTTAACTACAACAGGTGATTTGGTTTATTATGGTGGAGCAGGTCCTACAAGATTACCAATTGGTGTAGAAGGACAAGTTTTACAAGCAGGCGCAAGTTATCCTGAATGGGTTTCATTAGGACAAACGGATCACGTTTATTACGTGGCAACCTATGGACAGGATAGAGCATTTCCACTAAGTGGTGGTACGATTGACAGTCCTTGGAAA